TCGATGCGCTCGAAACCGCCATCGACACGAGGGTTGTTGAGGACCGCCGGGACTGCGTCCGCGTTGGTGACGAGAGTGGACTTGAGATTGACTACAGCCATGATGGTCTACTCCCTTACTCGGCGCAGAGGATGTCGACGACCTTCTTCTCCTCGGTGCGGGTGGCACCGAAGGTCCCCATCAGATAGATCTGGAAGGGGTGCGAAGACAAGTCACGACGTTGGGTGACGTTGGACACGATGTCGTTCCACATGCCGAGGTGGATGCCCGAAGGCACCCAGACCGGGCAGCGGCGGTGGGTCGTGCCGGAGGACAGCGGCAACCGCTCGATGTGGACGAAGTTGATCCCGAGGAACCGGGTCACCTTGCCATCCTGCATCACCGGAGCCGCGGAGTTGAAGTCCGCGTTGGTGACCTGCAGCTGCCCGAGGAGGTCATCGTGCTGCTCCGCCGTGATGGCGCAGTAGACCGGCTCGGCGTCGAGATCGACCTCGTTCTCCATCAGGATGCGGCGCGCCTCGCGGAGTTTGTCCACCGTGAGGCCCACGTTGCCGGCGGCGGAGTAGTTCACAGCAACCTGCTGGTTGCTGGTGTCGAACACGGTGTTCGTGCCGCCGGCCTCGCCGGTCTTGTTGGTGCCGTAGATGCCGCTGATGATGACGTCATCCATGGCGCGGCCCATCGCGTACAGGCCGTTCTGGCTGTAGGCGGACTGGGGGTCGGCCAGGAGGCGGAGCTTGTCGAAGTTGTCGATGAGGTCCGCCCAGTCGTAGTCCTCCGGGAACACCCAGCGACGGTTGTTGGGGGTGTTGACGGGGACGATCGGCTGGTAGCGGGTCGAGACCACGCGCGCGGCGGTGGCGCCGTACTGCGTGACGACCTCGGACTGCTTGCCCTTGTAGCTGCCGGTCTGGACGGTGCCGCGGAGCTTGGAACCCTTCTGCTGCAAGAGCAGCGAGATGTTCGTGCCGTACTGGACGGCATAAACGGATGCGATGTTGTCGGCCATGATGCCTCTCCGAAATCAAGTGAATGATGTTCTCGGATGGCTTGTCCGTCGCCGGGGCCGACCTTGCCCGTTCCGCTCGGGCCATGCGACCGTCTTTCCGGTCGTCAGCGGGGTCTTGCGACTTGTCCGACCTTCAGAAAAGAGCCGGGAGGGGGTGCCTCCCGGCAAACGACATGAAGGCTCTCGAGCCGGATACTACTGACACTCTGCGGAGCTTGCAACTACTCCGCCGGCATCTCCGGGTTGGCGAGCCGGGTCAGCCGCATCATCTCCTCGATCGCGCTCTGGCGCACCCGCTCATCGGGGTGCATGTAGCGCGCCATGAACTCCTTGTCGGCGAACATCGCGGCCTGCTTGTTCCGCGCCTGTGCCGGGGTCAGCGCGCCGGCAGCCGGGGTGTCGCTCGAGACGAACGCCGACTCCGAGAACTGCGCCCCGATCGCGTGGAACAGCTTCATCAGCTTGGCGGTCCCCATGGCCCGCTCCATCGCGTCGAAGGTGTCCTCGTCGATCCCGGCTTCCTTGCTGAACTTCAGCACCGCCCGCTTGGCGAGCTCCTCGTTCTGGGCAGCAGCCGCGCCCCACTCGCCCTTGAGCGCCGCATACTCGGCCTCAGATTGGGTCGAGAACGCCTCATCCGCTGCGGTGATCCGCTGGGTCGAGGCGCTGTTCCACCACTCGGCCAGCCCCTTGGCCTGCTTGGCGGTGAGCCCGAGCTGGTGCAGCACCGGGGCGACCGACTGGGCGAACGAGCCGTCATCGCCCTCCGGCACCGGCAGCTCGTACTTGTCGGGGCTCTCCGGTCGGCCGAGCCGAGCATAGAGCGCGTTCCAGCCGTCCGCATCATCGTCGCCCTTCGGCGCGAGGATGGTGCGACCGGCCTTGTCGGCGCCGAACACCTTCTCGAGGTTCTGGTAGGACAGGAGCGCGTCAGCCGGCCCCTTCCACCCCTTCGCCCTGACCAGCTCGCCGAGCTGGCCGGTCGTGGCGGGGTCGAGACCTTCCGGCGCGTACCATGCAGGAGCCGCTGCCGGGGCAGTCGGGTTGCCTGCGGATGCAGACCCTTGATCGTCACTCATCACGGAAATCCTCTTGCAGATTGGTCAAGGTTCGTTCGTCCAGGTGCAGCGCCTCGACAATCATCTGCACCGTCTCCTGCCGGCCGACCATGCGACCGACCTGGAACATGTCCACCTGCGCGCCGGGGGTGGCCGGCGGCTTGCCGAGCTTGGCGAACCGCTTCAGGTGCGCCATCACGATGCGGCCATCCTCGGACAGGTCGTTGCTGCCCGGGGCCATGAACAGCCGCTTGTAGGCGCGGGTGCGGAACAGCACTTGGCGGATCTGCGCCATCAACCCGATGCTGTTCACCGGATCAACCCTTGGAGCTCGGCGAACCGGGCGGCATCGCGCTCGCAGGCGGAGAGATGGGCGGCAAGAGCTTCTCCAACGCCTCCCTCGTCGCTGGACTCTCCGGCGGGACCATCAGGCGCGGGGGCGGCGGGGCAGGTTGCGGGCAGGGCAGGGGCGGCGGGGGCGTAGCGCAGCCGGCGAGCAAGGTCGCGCCCGCGGCGATCGGCAGCATCCAGCTTCTCAGACAACCCACGCTCAACCTCCTGATGTCGGGCGGTAGCGGCCTCCAGAGCCGCCCTCGCAGCCTCTGCGGCCCGCGCGCGCTCGAGGTGCCACTCTGCCCTGACCGCAGCCGACCCGGCCTCATAGCCGCTCCGGTGCGCCTTGTGGTAGCCGAACCACCCGAGGCCGGCCAGCGCGAGCGCGAGGCCGACCCCGAGGTAGACCCGGGTCACGCCTGCGGCTCGCCCTTGCGCTTCGACAGCACCGACCACACGGCGGCGGCGATGACGGCGGCGGCGCCGGACACCGCTGCGACGGTTTCGGCATCGATGATGCCCTTGCCGACGAGGTAGCCACCGATGGCGGCCACGATGGCGCGGACGATGCCCGCGATCTGCTCTGCGTTCATGCTCTTACTCCTACGCTTCGTTGTCCGATACCGGCGCGCCGTTGGAAGCAAGCAGCGGCAGCGCGGAGACGGCAGGGACCGCCGTGTTGGGGGGCCAACGGTAGCCCAAGACCCGGGCAGGGTCAAAAGGCGCAATCGTCACCGCATTGGACTGGTTCCCGCCTAGCACCATCAGCCGGCGGCGCTCATCCCGCCCGACGAGGAACCCGACATGGCCGGCCCCGGGCCTCTTGGGACCGCCGTTGAAGATGACGATGGTGCCGGTGACCGGCGGGCAATGCACCCCCCAGTCGAGGTATGCCCGCGCGCGGTACCAATGCCGCGGCAGCTGGTGACCGCCCTGCCGCAGCATCGCGGCCACGAACACCCCGCACCATGGGGTCTCATCGTCCGACCACCACGCCTTGAGCTCGCGCAGCCAGCGGGCGATGGCCGGCGCTGTCGCCTTGCCGGGGATCTCGCGCAGCCCGACATGGTGGCGGGCAGATTGGACCCAGTGCGGCTCGAGTTGGACCATCAGTTCAGGAAGATGAGCTTCGCCAAGATGGCCGCCATGCCGGCGATGAGGCCGTACCCGACCCGGCTGACCACGATGCTGAACTTGTCGAGATCCTCGCGGATGCCGCGGTATCGCTCGGCACAGACGGCCTCATGGGTGGCGAACCGCACCTCGAGGTCGCGCAGTCGGTGGTCATGGGTCACGGCTTGGGTCTGCTCGGCGCTCACTGGAACACTCCCATCACTTCACGGCGGGGGACCGAGGCGGCGATCTGCTCGGCTCGGGCGAATCTCTCTGCGGCCTGTCCCGCAATCGGCGCGGCGGCCAGGAGCTGCTGCATCTGCATGGCCTCCTGCTCGGCCATGTCCATGGCCGCGAGCTCCTCGTCGGTCCGCAGCGCCTTGGCCGGCACATTGTTGGCCTCGGCGATGACCTTGACCGCTTGGTCGGCGTTGATGCGGCGCAGCACCTTCATGTCGCCCGACGCCTGTGCCACCGGCAGGATGGCCTCAATGGTCCGCAGGATGCCGGCGGCCTCCTCCGCTCGCATCAGCCGCGCCAACGGCCCGGTGTATTTCGGCAGGATCTCACCGCCCGCGAACACGTACTCGAGCAGCTGGGGCGGAGGCTCGGGCAGCATCCCGGAGGCCGAGAGCAGGTCGAGCTCGCGCTCGATGATGGGGCCGAGGAACTCCGACTGCTGCCGGCCCATGGTCGGCCCGAGCAGCGCGCCCTTCTCCTGCGCCCGTTGCAGCACTTCGGTCGCCGTCATCACCCGGGGCGACTCCACCAAGATCTGGAACAGCGTGACGAGGAACGAGTCGTTCACCGCCTTGCGCTTCTGGTCGGACATCTCGATGCCGATCGGCAGGTTGCCGCCGGTCATCAGCGGCTGCACCAGCGGCGTACCGTCCTCGCGGAGGTAGCCGTAGTTGAGGGCATTGGGGCGCACCGAGAAGGCATTCAAGGCCCCCTCCTCGGACAGAATGAGCGGCGGATCGACCATGCGGTGCGCCATCCGAAGCATGGTCTTTTCCATCTCCTGCAACGACTTGATGTCGGCCAGAGCCTCCATCGCAGGGGACCGCCCATAAATCTCACGCGGGCCGGTGACATACCGACCGACCGCATACGGCTGCACCCGGTAGCCGCCGTCCTGCAAGAGGACGCTGCCCTCGCGCGCGACGTAGCGCGACACGAACTGCATCCCCTCCGGGCCTGCGCGACCCTGGCGGTAGTCGCCATTCGGCTTCACGCAATGCACGAACTCAAACATGTCGTTGCCGCGGGAGGCGGCGGCGGACTTGATGCCACGCGGGAGTTTCTCCTCCCAGCCGGGAATCTGCATCGCCTGCCGCGCCGTGAGCGTGAAGCAGCGGTAGACCGTGTCCACCCGACCGCTATGGTCGAGGTCGATCACGAGCTCGGACAGCGGGATGGCGCGGTAGCGCAGCGTCACGCCCGGGATCTCGTCGATGAACAGGCACGAGGTGCCGAACGACCCGAGGCTCATGTAGCACTCAAACGCCTGCGAGGCGAAGTTGGCGGTCGGCGCATACCGCTGGCGGAACAGGACATCGCGCAGGGCATCGCACCACCGCTGCACCGCCACGTTCTCGTCGAGCTCCGGGATGCCGGTATGCAGACCGTGCCAGACCTGCGTGGCCGGGGTCAGCATCGAATCCATCGCGGCAGCGAACCGGGGCAGGGCGCGCTGCGCGGTCGAGTCGAAGATCTTCTCCGACCGCTTCTCGCCGGGGGTGCGCCAGCCGGTCATCTCGGCCATGCTTGGCCAGACCCGCTCGGCCACCTCCTGCCAGTGCTGCTCCCACGTCCCGCGCGCGCCCTTCAGGCGGTCGTAGTCCTCCAGCACTTCGGTTGCGCGTGAGTCAGCCATGGTCACTCCCAGAGCAGGAAGTAGCCGTTCTCGAGGGTCAGGTTGTCACCTGTCTCGGTCACGAGGTTGCCGACCGGCTGGTCATCGCCGGTCCCGTCACGCCGCAGCGTCCGGTCGGCGGTGCGCTCGGCCGTGCGCGGCCACGTACGCATCAGAACCCCGGCGCGGGGATGCGGAGCGCGACGGCGTAGACGGCGGTCGCGGTGGCGATGTTGCAGCGGATCTCGCCGGCCCCGAGCTCGAAGATGCCGCCGCCGGCAGCGGTCAGGGTCGTGTCGATGCCGACATCCTGCGCGGTGCCATTCGGACCCTTGCACTCAAGCTTGACGGTGCCGGGGAAGGTTCCTTCCACCCGGAACTCACCGCGGCCACCCGGCCATTGGAACCACGCGCCAGTCGCGCTGGCATTCGTTGCGAGTCTGATGCCTGTCGCCATATCTGTCTCCGATTAGGCCGCAACGGCCTTGATGACTGCGAACTGAAGCACCACCGCCTCGGACAAGTTGCCCGAAGTCTGGCAGTTGAACAGGGTGATCGAGCACGAACCAGCCGCGACAGCGCCTGCGCTCACCAGATACGCACCAGCAGTACCGCCCGACTTCACGCATACGGCCACCACATCGGTCGCCTCGATGGCGCTGTTCGTCAGCGTGAATGCGACAGGGGTCTGGTGCGCCAGAGTCGCGTTGTGCATCGTGATGGTGCCGCAAATCTTGTTGAGCGTGACCGCCGTGGCCTTGCTCGTGAGCTGCGTCTCTGCCCCGCCGGCCCCGGTCGCGTAGCCGACACCGGCTGACGGTGAGGTGGACCGGATCGACCCGGCTGCGGTCGTGTTGCCGGCCTTGGTCACCTGGAACCGGGCAGCTCCGCCGACGAGCAGGTTGAGCAGCATCGACCCGGCAGCACTGGCCGTGTCGGTCACATCCATCTTGATGGCCGAGAAGGTCGTGGCGACGTTGTTCCAGACCGCGACGAGGTCGGCCACCGCGCCGCCGGCCAACGCCTTGGCGGTGATTTTCTTGGTCTCGACCGAGCCGGTGTCGACGATCGGCAGGACATCCGCGGCAGGGTCGAGGTCGCCCTGCGCCAGACTGTCGAACTGGCTGATCTTCTTCGTTGCCATTACATGCCGCCGCCGAGCAGCCGGGTGGTACCGACCCCGCCCTGCATCCGGGTCTCAGGGGTGGACATCATCGTGGCGGCGCGCCCGCGACGGCGGCGCATCCGGGTGGACTCGATCTCGCGCTGCTTCGCCACGTCGGTCTCGGGCGGCGGGGGAGGCGGCTCAACCTTCGGCATCTTGGGTTTGAACAGGCCGGACATAACGCACCTCGCGGTCGTGGTTGCGGCGAGTCTAGCCGAGGATTGGGTAGTCCGCTACTGCCGCCCCGGGCCTTGCCCGCTGGCTCGTGCCGCGGAACGGGCGCCGCCCCTTGGCGAGGTAGCGCAGGGCATCGGCATGGTGGCTCGACCAGTCATGCAGCGGGCGATCCTTGAACCGCTGGAGCCGCTCATCGTACTCCCGGCGGTACTGCCGGATGGCATCCATCGCGCGCGACATCCTGGCCTTGGCATCCTCCGGCTCCTCGCCGGGGAACGTGTCCGGGTTCGCGTTCCACTCAACCGTGGGCAGCATCTGGCGCACCGCGTTGATGCCATCGTCAACGGAGTCGGCCTCAAGGACCCGCGGCTTCAGGCCGTAGCCGGCGGCGGTCTCGAGCCGGGACTTGCCGCTGCCCCACTCCTTCACCGCCCCGTCGTGCGGCCAGATATGGTCGCCGTAGACGTAGTCCATGGCCAGGAGCTTCTTGGCATACCAGTCCAGACCGACGCCCGACCCCTCGAGGACGTTGATGATGCGGATCTTGTGGCCGACGAACTGGTAGAACCAGATGACCGTCGAGTCGCCGATGCCGATGTCCCATGCGGTGCCGACCGGTTGGCCGACCACGTGCGGGAAGGGGCCGACCCGCCCGTCCTGCTCGGCGCGGCTCATGGCATCGCCGTAGTACGAGCCGGGGATGTCGGCATCGAAGTCGCAGTAATACTCCTGCCGGATGATGGCCTCGGCTTCCTTGTCGCCGCGCTCGACCTTCAGCTCCTTGCGCTCGCGTCGGATGGTCTCGATCGGGATCGCGCCTGTGTCCTCGACCGTCAGCACCTGCCCGAACCAGTCGCGGTCCTTCCGGGCGTAGTCCACCATCCTGGCGAAGTGGTTCCGGCCACGCGGGGTCGAGATGAAGATGGCCCAGCCGTTGTTCTCCGCGAGGATGGGGCGCAGGAAGGCCCACGCGTTGGGGTCGGCGAGCGCGTACTCGGAGAACACCACCCCCATGGGCGGCGAGCCGATCAGGCTGTTGTAGTTGTCGCTGCCGACCACCTGCCAAGTGCTGCCGTTCTTGAACCGCAGGAACATGTCCTGCTCGCGGGTGGTCTCGCGCAGCTCAGGCGGGAAGGCGGCGTCGATGCGGCGCCGGCCAGTGTGCGGGTCCACCGCGTCCCAGATGGCCTTCCGGGACTGGTTCGCCTGCGGGAGCATGTGCCAGATGCCGCCCACCCGGGTCATGGCGCTGACCGCCGCCCAGTGCAGGGACAGGTCGTCCTTGCCGGATCTGCGGTGCCACGCGAGCGCGAGCCGCTTGCAGCCGCGCTCGAGCGCCGACCATGCGGGCATCTGGTAGTGGCGCGGCCTCCAGCCGTTAGCCGGCAGATGGATCGGCATCGGTGAACCGCACGACGTTGACCGTCAGGCCGACGCTGCCCGAATGCTCGACCTCGGCCTTGTCGCCGTACCGCTTGGGCAGGAACTTGGAGGCGAACCACTTGCGGGCATCGAGCTCGACCCGGGCCTGCTGCGCGTCGATGACCCCGTTCCGCATGTCCTCGATGACCTGCTCGGCTTTCTCAACCTGATCCTGCGCCAGTGCTTCCAATGCGCGCGCGTAACTGTCACCAGCTGTTACCTTCAGCGCCGCGGCTCGGAAGGTCGCCCGATTGATGCCGACCTGCAGACAGGCGGCGTTCTCCGACATGCCGTCCTCGATTAGCGCGAGGACCGCCCTGACCTGTTCCGCCCTGTCTGGCATCACTTCGCCATCAAGCGTCGGGCGGCGGCGCCCTTGCCGGCCTTCTTGGCGGACTGGCGGGCGGTGTTCATGGCGATGGCGACCGCCTGCTTCTGGGGTCTGCCGGCGCGGACCTCGGTCGAGATGTTGCGGCTGATGGTCTTCTTCCCGTATCCCTGCATGAGCGGCATGGTCACTTCCCCTTGTTGCGGTTGCTGATTGCCCGGGCCTTGGCCTTGGCGTCTTCCTTGGAGCTGGCTCCCCATGCCCGCAGCGCGAGCGCGAGGCGGGTGGGCTTGCCGTCCTTCCCGACCATGGGTCCGGGCATGTTGCCCATCCGGGCGAGGAAACTGGCGCGGCGGGGGTTGTCGCCGGACTTGACCGGGGCCTTGAGGTTCATGCCCTCGGCCTTGGCGGATCGGCGACCGGCCTCATTGAGACCGCCCTTCGGGTTCTGCCCTGCCTTGCGCTGCCATGCCGGGGTCTTCATACCAGGTTCACGTCTCCACGGTCGGACGGTGGTCTGCCCCCGGGTCCGCCCGGTCTACCCGGCGACGGGGTCGGCTGCGGCCCTCCGAGGCCCGCTGCGGCGACTCCGGCGGTAGCCCTAGGGGCGAGCCGCGGCACCCTGCCGGCGGCTCCACCGAGGCTCACGCGGCCTCCCTGACGGCGGCGCAGGTCGAACGGGTCTTCCCCCTCGAGGTCGCCGTTGTCGCCCAGCAGTTGCGCCTTCGCCATCACTTGCGCCCGAGCGCGGTCTTCATCGACTCCCGGAATGCCTTCGCGGTCGGCGCGCCGGGGCTGCCGGGTTTCCGCATCTTCTCGCCGGACCCTTCCGCGATCCGCTTGCGCTTGGCCCAGATGTTCGCGTACAGGCCGGGTCTACTCGCCATCGGGGGTCTCCCTGCTGTCAACTGCCGGTCGCCGGACCAGCGCCCCGCGCGCGAATGTCAACACGGTCGCGCTGGCCTTGGGCGGTACGGGTCGGTTGCACTCGTGGCATCGAATCCAGTCGCCCATGCCGTCCGCCACCCAGCCAGAGCTGTTGCAGTTGAGGCAGCGGGCGAACCGGATGCCGTCGTCGGCGCTCATGCCCTGATGATAGCCCGCCCCTACCGGTCGGGCAATGCCTCGCGGATCAGCGGCACCGCATCCTCGAGCCGGAACATGACGAGCCACCCCTGCCCGTCGCCCCGCATGGCGACCACCGGGACTTCCCCGGTGCCGGCGGCTGCGGCGGCCTGGTCCATGAACTGGTGGACCGCGATGGCCTTGCGGCGCTTCACCTCGACCCGGAACTGCGCGATGGTCAGGTCGTCGCCGCCGTCCCGGGCCTGCGCGAGGTTCCTCGAGACCACCCAGCCCAACTGCTCGGTCAGCAACTGCGCGAGCTCGCGTTCCCCGGCTGCGCCCTTCCTGCGTTGGCTTGCGCTCATCGTTCACCCCGGATGATGTAATACAGCAGCAGCATGAGACTGATCACGCCGATGATCGCGTAGACCCCTAGCACGATGACCAGCAGATAGGTGATCAGCTCGTTCAATCGCGCTCCTCTGCGCTGTGCCAGTCGCTCTGCCGCTTCAGGAACTTCGGCCACTCTAGCACGGTGACCCAACTGCGGTCCTCGATCAGCACCTGGTTGGTCGGCTGCGCGGTATACCTGCCGTTGTCGAGCGCGAGGAAGTAGAACTCCTTCGACTGCTCCGGCGCCGCGCTGAAGGCATCGCCGACCGGGGCTAGCGTGAACAGGTACATCCCGCCATGCTCCGCGCCGCTCCGCAGCCGCGCCTTCGCGTTCATGTTCGACAGGTACGGGTAGTCGAGCAGCGCGAACTGCCAACCGTATGCGTCCCATGTCTGTGCGTCCGACGCCCGCCATGCCGGCGCTCCGGGCTTGGAGGCGAGCTGATGCAGCGGCACGTTGCGGTAGACCGCCCCGCACTCGAGCAGGACGTGACACCCGAACGCCCGACCGGGCCACGACGTGAGACCGAACCAGACCGCCCGCAGCGGCTCATGCTTGCCAATCGCATCGCCGTCGATCCAGACGTACTGGTGCGCCGGCAGCGGTGCGGTATGCGTGTGCAGGGTCACTTGCGCGGCCCCGCGCACTCGCCCTTGAACATCCGCTCGCAGCGCCCCTCCCCGTCCATGCAGCCGGGATAACCGCAGGCCGCTTGCCCGCCGCGCAGCCGTGTCACTTCAGCCTCGAGCTCCGTGATGCGGGCGGCGTACCACGCGCACCGCTTGAGGGCGCTTTCGCATTCCCGTCGCCACTCATCCGGCGTGTGCTGCTGCGACAACCACGCCTTGTCCCACTCGTCCAACTCAATCGCCATGGATGTCCTCCACCTGTTGGATGCGTTCGCCGATCCACCTCATGCAATTCACCGCCATCGAATTCCCGAGCGCCTTGTAGCGCGGGCCGTCCGGGCTGGTCGGCTTGCCGCGCCATGGCACGTCGGTCCACCCGTCAGGGAACCCCTGGAGCCGCTCACACTCCACCGGCATCAGCCGGCGCACCCGCATGGCGACACGCGCAAATTGGTAGTTGTATTCGGCATTCGATCGGAGCGCCTGCGCGGTGTCGTTTTCCACTTGGCCGCCGCCGCTTGCCCATTGAACCTGCTTGATGTCGGTCGCTAGCGGCTGCAACACGGTCGGCCCGCTGCCGTTGATGCTGCTGCCATTCGTTCCCATCGTCGCGGCGATGTCGCCGGTCATCGCGCCGTTGTAGAGGTCGGTGCCGACCGGCACTAGTCCGCCGCTCGTGGCGAACGAATTCTCGCCGCTGCGCCCCGCCCGCTGATCGAGCGTCGGTGCGATGTCCGGCACCAAGCCGCCGCCGCGCTGCGCGAACAGCTCTTGGTTGCCGTAGCCGATGGCGCCGCTGCCCTGCGACGCTTGGTTCAGAGTCGGGCGCGGGTTTCGCGGATCGTCCCAATGCGAACCCTTGCCGACCGGCACCAACGGGATGCCGCGCCCGGTGCCATCCTCACTCGCATCGAAACCCTCGCCGCGCAGCGAATGCGCGACCGGCTGCGCTGCGAACAGGCTGCCGTTGTCCGCGCTGGCGTTGCCGTTCCACTTCGTCCCGTAGGCGGCGGTCAGGCAGTCCGCCGTGTCTCGGAATGCCACCGGCTGCGCCACGAGATCCACCGCCCGCATGTCGCCGACATCGAATGTGTTGAGGGTGTTGCTCACCTCGCCCTCGACCCACGTCTCATGCCCGTCCACCTCCTTGGCGCGACTGGTCTTGCGGAACCCGACCGGCACCGCCACGTGTTGGTCCTGCGTGGTGCCGACCGTGAAGGCGCGCTCCTCGCTGCCAAGGAACCCCTTGCCGGCCTGTTTGCCGATGTTGGTGCTGCCGCGGCTGCCGTCCTCGCGCTCGATGCCGCTGCGGATCTTGAACGCCATCGGTTGCGCGACCGCGTGTTTGTCGCCCTTCGTCAGCGTCGGCGCAGGGTCACCGGGTTGGCCGACACCGAGGCCGTTGCCCTTGCCGTCGCTGTGTTCACCGCGCTTGCCCGCATGGCGGGTAGCTTGGTCATGGATGGGGATGGCCTGCATCACCGCCATCGGGTCATGCCGGCGCAGAGTAGGCGATAGGTCGGTCTCGGCATCCTCCGCTCGACAGGTGGACTGGAACGCAATCGGCGCCTCGTGCAGACAGGTCAGCGTCACCGACACGTCGCTCTCGATACACGCGCCGCTCTGGCCCGACGCCATGACGAACGCAGCATTCTGCGTCTCGCCGCCCGCACCGCTGTGGCGGGTGATGGTGCCGGCCACGTCATCCTCACGGATGTCGCCGATCGCGGGACTGCTGAAGGTCGCCGGCACGAACATCTCCGCACCGTTGAGGGCGTGCTGGTCCTCGAGCCCCATCTTCTCGCCGTACTTGGTGTTGAGGGTGCAGCTCACTTCGGAAGGCCAGCCACTCCGCCCAGAGCCGCTTGCAGCGCCTCCGGCAAATCTTTGCCCCGCTTTCCTGCTCGGCGGAGGATTCCCTGACAAGCTTTGGGCGTTAAGAAAAACCGCTGCGGCACGTCTCCAGTCTCCAAGATGTCCGACAACGAACACACGCCGCCGTCGTTGGGGAACTGCTCCGGGATGCTGTCGTGTTCGCACAAATTGAGCGTCAAGAACCCGGTAGGCGAACCCATACCCGCACTCCCCCAGCCCTCCAAGGAAGGTTCCAAAATCCCTTCCTTGGTTGCTCGACAGGACACCGGGAACGTTCTCCCATACCACCCAACGGGGCCGATATCGTTGAGCAATCGCAAGATAGGTGAGCATGAGGTTGCCACGCGGATCTGCCAGTCCCTTTCGGAGACCGGCGACGGAGAAAGACTGGCAAGGTGATCCTCCGACGAGAACATCGACATCTGCATCAGGCCACTCCTGGTATTTGGTGACGTCGCCCCAATTCGGGACGTTGGGGAATCGGTGCTTCAGCACCGCGCTCGGGAACTTCTCGATCTCTGCGAACGCGACCGGGGTCCAGCCGAGGTCGTGCCATGCAACGCTCGCGGCTTCGATGCCGGAGAACAGCGACAGGTATCTCATTGCGACTCCCTCGCCAGCATCTCGTTGAGGTTCACCCGGTGCCGCTTGTATAGCACCGACTGGACGGTGGACATCGGCAGGTCGAGCTCACGCGCCAACTGCTTCAGGGTCGGCAGCGAACGCCTCACCCGCTCCCACTCCAGGAGCCGCTTGTATTGCTCGACCGTCATGCTCGGTGCGTTGCCCCGCCTCATCGCGCGCGCTCCTTCAGCCGCGTGACCCCGCGCTCGCCGTAGACCGACCGCACCATCGTCACCACCCGTGGTTCGCTGAGAACCGCTGCCGGGTCGGCATTGCGGATCGCCGCCGCGAGCTCCTCACGGAACTGCTCAAGGTTCGCGGGGTCCAGTCTCGCATACCGAGCCTCGAGGTGCTTCAGCCGCCCGATCGGGTCGGTGACCCCGCTCCAATACGCCGCGGCTGACCGCTGCATCCATCCCAACCGGTCTGGTGTTTCATCGCCCATGTTTCCTGCTCCTGTGTTCTAGCTTTTTCAAAACGTCTCGAGCCGACACCGGCCCCCTTTCAGGTGAGGTGGAGGATTGAGATGAGGGTGATGGAGACTCCGTATTGGAGTATTGGAGTATAGGTAGCATTCCATCCGCATTGCGTTCGCTATGCGTTCGCATACCCTTGTCGCCCCATCGAACTGCCGCCGACTGCTGCGCCTTCAGGCGTTTCCCGCTCATGCGGGCTATCTCGCTGTTGACACGAGCATTGGTCCAGCTGTCGTCGCACAATGAAAAAAATTCGCGCAGAACCGCATCGACCGCTGCCTTCTCGGCGCGGGTCGTGGCTCGGCAAACCCGGTACCGATCCGCATCAGGGACCGGTCTTTCGGTCGCATAGAGCCGGTCCAGCAGGACGCTGTAGACCCCATGCTCGAGCAGACTCAGGTGCGCGGTGTCGCGCGCGTAGTCGCCCAGATGTCGTTGGTAGAACTTCATCCCTCTTAACCTCTTGACCACACCCCGGTCGGGTCTTACCCTTCGAGGCGCTGGTTTGCCCTCCTGCCCAGCATGGCCGTTCCAGCGGCCCGGTAAGCCCCCGCAAGGGGGCTTTATCGTTTGGGGTTACGGCGGCTTTACAGCGGGGCATACCGACCCCGCCACCTCACCATAGCCCCTTCCCGCAGAGCCGCTCACGCGCCCTCTCCTTCTGCCTTACGCAACCCCGCCTTCACCTTGCGGATGAGGCGCCGGGTCGAGGCATTCTGCGCCCCGGCCTCCAGCTCCTGCACCACCTCGCCGGCCAACTCCCGCAGCCGGTACTTCTCCGGGACGAGGCCGGTCTTGGCCCACTTCGACACATAGGCCCGGGTCACCCCGAACCTGCGGGCGATCGCCGACTGGTTCCCGTAACGCTCGAGCAATTCGTCCATACGCATTGGATTCACCTCCGCCGGCATCATGCCCCTAAACTTTTTTGTTTGCAACTGTTGACATGGCCTGATGGCATGGGCATGATAACGACCGTTGACAGACAACAACCACAGGAGACACGACATGTATCAGCACATCGCCATCACGGGCCGCATCGACACTCTCGACAACCTGCTTGCCGCCAACCCGCGAGACATCGAAGCCGAGTACCGGCTTGCCAATTCAGCCCCTGCGCTTCGGCTTGCGCTGTTGGCTTGCGTGGCAGGTCACGATCAACGCAGCAAAGACCTCGGTCTGCGTGTTGATGACCCGCCGCACATCGCTGCGGCTCGTCAACTGCTCAACAGCCTGTAACCCACCACGGCGGGGGACTGACACCCCGCCCCTTCGGGAGCAACGACATGACCACTCAAGTCCGCAGCCGCTACTTCAGCATCGTGCCGCGCCACCTGCCGCTCGGCATCCGCTCGGCGATGTCCGCCGGCATGAGCCTGGCGAACCGCGACGAGGCGATGCGTAAGGCCCGCGAACCCTCGACCGACGCCGGGATGCGCCGGGTGCTTGTCAAGCACGCCAGACTCCAGAACCACTACATGCTGGCGTTCCTCAAGATCGCCAAGGAGGTCCGCTCGTGAGCAACGAGGCATTCGACTGGTTCGTGCTGCTGACCGGGTGGTTCGTGCTGCTCGCGGTCGGTGGCCTGATCGGCGCGATCGTGGAGTCCTACCTCGAGCGCCGCCGCGAGCGCGATCCCCATGTCCCGAACCCCTCTTGGCGCGCGCGGGTCACCCGCCGCTGGAACGTGCCGGAATGAGCTCGCCATGGGATGACGATGATTCCTGGTGGCACCATCAGGATCAACTGATGCAGGAGCTCGAGGAGCAAGAGCGCATCGAAGCCTGTAACCAAGCACTTTCGATCTACCAACAGGAGAGCAACGATGAACCAGTCTGATGACATCGCCGAACTCGCAGCCGCCTTGAGCAAGGCGCAGGCGAGCATCACCGGGGCGCTGAAGGATTCGGCCAACCCGTTCTTCAAGAGCAAGTACGCCGACCTCGCCAGCTGCTGGGACGCCTGCCGCAAGCAACTCACCGACAACGAGCTCGCGGTAATCCAGACCACCGACATCATGCAGGACGGTCGCACCGTCCTCATCACCACCCTCGCCCACGCCAGCGGGCAATGGGTCCGCTCGGTGACCCCGGTGCTGGTCAAGGATGACGGCCCGCAGGCGCAGGGCAGCGGCCTGACCTATGCCCGCCGCTACGCGCTCGCCGCCATCGTCGGCTTGGCGCAGATCGATGACGATGCCGAGGCGGCGACCGCCCGCAACAGCGTCGACCCCGCGCTCACCCGCAAGGTCGCCCAGTGCGCCACGCTCGAGGAGCTCACCGCCCTGTTCAAGAGCCTGCCGGAGGCCACCCGCGCCTCGCACAGCAACATCTTTTCCAACCGCAGGAGGGAACTGCAATGACCGAAGAAGCCACCCCGTACACCGCCGAGCGCGTCGAACTCCAGCGCACCGACGACTGGCGCATCGCCCGCTTGGGGCTCGTGACCGCGAGCCGCATCGCCGACGTCATGGCCCGCACCAAGTCGGGTTACGGCGCCTCGCGCGCGAACTACATGGCCGAGCTCTTGACCGAGCGCCTGACCGGCCAGCCGTCCCCGTCGTTCACCAACGCCGCCATGCAATGGGGGATCGACAAGGAGCCGGAGGCCCGGGCCGCCTACGCCGCGCGCACCGGCATCATCATCGAGGAGACCGGCTTCATCCGCCATCCGACCCTCGCTGCCGGCGCATCGCCGGACGGACTGGTCGGCGATGACGGCTGCGTCGAGATCAAGTGTCCCTCGACCGCCACCATGCTCGAGTACCTCGAGGATCGGACCGTGCCGACCAAGTACCGCCTGCAGATGCAATGGCAGATGGCCTGTACCGGGCGGGCATGGAACGACTTCGCCGCCTACGATCCGCGCCTGCCGGAACACCTGCGGCTGCTCATCATCCGTGAGCCGCGCAGCGTCGACCTCATCGCGGAGATCACCGGGGAAGTCGAGAAATTCCTCGCCGAGCTTGAGGCCAAGTTCCAGCGGTTGCAGGAGCTGCGCCTGTGAAGCAGTACGACCGCACCAACACCGGCACCCTCGGCCGCAACGAACGGAAGGACAAGGACACCCACCCGGATCTGACCGGCACCTTGAACATCAACGGGGTGGAATACTGGCTGAATGGTTGGACCAAGGTCGCCGGCCCGACTAGCCGCAACCCGGGCCAGCGGTTCATCAGCCTCACCGTGAAGCCCAAGGACGGGCTCGCGGAGCCGCGCCAACCGACGCAGGGGGGCGGGCAGCAGTCGCCTCAGAAGCCGCGACAGGAGCCCACAGACCCGTTTGGCGACTTCTCCGACGACGACATCCCATTCTGATGACCCGGATATTCCCCAAGGGTACGCCACCAGACCAGATCGCAGCCGCGGTCTCGGTCTTGGTGCGCGGCCTTGACCAGCGCCGCAGCTGGCAGGTCACCATCCAGCCGTTCCGGCCCCGCCGCTCGTCGGCCCAGAACGCCTTCCTCTACGGGGTGGTCTACCCGGCCTTCCTCGAGGGCGGCGGTGAGGCGCTGGGCGGATGGTCGAAGGAGGACCTGCACGAATTCATGCTCGGCGAATGGGCCGGCTGGGAGACCCTGTCGATCGGCGGGCGGACGGTCCAGAAACCGTTCCGCCGCTCGTCGAGCTTCAGCAAGCAGGAATTCAGCGACTACCTGGAATTCATCGCTGCCCGGGCCGCAGAGCTCGGCATCGTGATACCCGAACCCGACTACGGAGACGAACCGACATGACGCAGACCGAACAGATCCGCGCGCACCTGTCCTCCGGCAAGGACCTCACCCCGCTCGAGGCGCTCAACCTCTACGGCTGCCTGCGGCTCGCGGCCCGGGTCGCAGACCTGCGCGAGGAGGGGCTCGACATCCAGACCCTGACCGAGGAGCGCGGCGGCAAGCGGTTCGCCCGCTACCGGCTCGTCGGCCAGTTGCCGCTGGTCTGACTTACTTCGCCACCCAGCCGGTGTTGCCCGCGCCAGACTCCTTGACATAGAGCGTGGTTCCAGCACCGCCGTCGGTGCGCGTGAACAGCGACCCGACCGGGGCGATGACTGCACCCTCCGGGGTGCCGGCTCCGGTTCTCCAAAACACATTGCCGTTGCCGCCGAAGACGAGAGCCCTGTTTGCCTGCTTGATGATTGCATCGCCATTCAAGTCGATGCGGAAGTTTTCTTGCGAACCATACTTGAACACATGGTCCACGCCGACATAGTTGATGATGCCGAACAGGTTCCCGTTATCCACCAATCCGGTGAGGGTGTTTTCCGTTCCGCCTGTCGTGCTGTCCAACACGAGGTTTCCGCCGGTCGCGGTTCTGCTGATGAGCGTCCCGCTGAAGACCTGATTGCCGGCCAACGTCTGACCAGCATCGGTTCTGGCCGCCGTGAAGTTGGCATTCGGCACCGTCATCGTGCGGGTCGTGCTAGCACCGGGGCCGGCAACCTGCAAGATTCCCGTGGTCGCATTGGATCGCACGTTCTTGACGGTGAGGTCATCGGCAGCAACCTTGACCGTGCTGCCGCTCTGCACGATCGGCAACGTTTCCGTTCCGGCCAAAGGGGTTGTTGCACTCGTGAGTTGCGAGATTTTTTTGTCAGCCATTGCTAATCACCTCAGAATAAATCGAACCATGAGGTGCCGTTATAGCACCGAAGTTTGTTCGTGCCGCTGTTGTAATAGACATCGCCAGCAACGGCACCCGCAGGATCAGCAGCCAACGGGACAAAATTGACCGCGCCATTCGGCTGCACCTTCGCCCTTATCGTCCCATTGCTCGCCAACCCCAACCAATTGGCATCGCTCGTGCCGATTCCATAATCGCCCCCGGTGACGGAACTGAAGAATCCGTTCGCGCCGACACCGAACACGGTCCCGCCGCTGTACGTCGATCCATAAGTGCCATCAGCGCGCACCGCAGTCGCATCATTGAACGTCTGTATCTCTCCGCCGGTTGCTCCCTTGAACCGCACGACGCCACCGGGGAACCCGCTGTAATTGATCTCCGTCCCCCAATTCGGGGAAGCCGCTGACGAACTGAGAGAAAACCCGTTAGGCCCAAACAGGCAGGTAGAGCTTGAAGCGTTGCTGACATTCGTTGTCGTGCTGTCGAAGTACGGATTGAGGACGGTTGTGTTCAGGGCGCTTGCGTCGATCTGGATTCCGGTCGCAAGACCTTCGATGCGAGGCGCGATGATCGTCGTGTTCTTGGCTCCGGTCCCGAGCGCATATCCGGTCACGGTATTGCCGGGGAACTCGCAATGACACGCGATGAAGGTATTGTTCCCGATGCGATCCGCGCCAGTGCCGAAGGCCAGGTGGTATCCGAACGAATTTGCGCCGGGTTGGACGCGCATGTTCATCAGCGTGTTGGTGTTTGCGCCGTCGTAGAACAGCACCCCATACCCAACGAAGCCGATGTAGATGTTCTGGATGTAATTGTAGGTACACTCGGTCACGCCAAAGGTGATTGTCCCGAGGATGATGCCGGCCTGACCGGTGGCATTGTTTCCGATGAGCCACAGGTCATTCAGCTCGCCGAACTGGATGGAGCGCCAGTCGATGACGCTAGACCCAGAAGGGGCGGTCATGTTTGGCGTGGAAATCTGCATCCCACGGATGCTGCAATAGTACCGGGTGACGGTGGCTTGGTCGGGGTTGAAGATTGCAGCGCCGGTCGTGACCGTGGAGACCAAGAACGTGCGGAACTGCCCGTCGCCAACCAAGGCGCAGTTGTCGTGCCGAAGAAGGATTCTGGAAAACCTGTACGAACCTGACGGGAAGTAGACAATCCTCGCCGCATCGACCGCTGCTTGGATCGCCGCCGTATCGTCCGTCACCCCGTCGCCCACAGCGCCGAAGTCCTTGACGCTTACCGTGTCGCGCAGCTTGCTGTTCACCGAGCGCGGCACCGCGCCGGCACCGGCCTGCGTGAAGATGTCAAGCGAGGCATCGACCCCGACCGTCGCCACCGGCAGGCCGCTTGCGTTGAAGGACAGGAACTTGCTCGCCCGGGCGCTAGCAACAGGCAAGGTCGGCGATGCGGCAGGATCGGAGGCCGGGAACTGGAGCGCCCGGTCGGCCACCTCATCGACCTGCTGCACTAGCATCGTGAGCTTGTCGAGCGCGTCCTCGAGCGACTCGGCGGGGAGCCGGTCATTCGGGAGCAGGTCGGTCTCCTGCGTGGCCGGTGCGTTCCGCAGGATGGTGAGGGTGGTGCCGGCGGCAGGGGCGACCAGCATCGTGACGGACCCGCCGTTCTCGTTGCCGGCCCCGGTCACGGTGTAGTTGGTGGTCAGGGACTGGACCGCCTCGGTAGTGCCGGTCCGCAGGATGACCCGCAGGTCCGCGGCTGCGAGGAAGTAGAACGGCACCGCGAAGACGGTGGTGGTTCCGTTGCCGGTGTAGTTGGCTCTGGCGGTGGTCGACGAGACGGTCATCGGTCATTGCTCCCTTGGCGGCCCGTACAGAACCTCGTACATGAACTGCTGCGGCGACTCCGGGTTCCGCTCGTCATTCAGGACATCGAGGGTGTATTCACCGCTGATCCTGATTTGCCTCGTCGGCAACCCGAAGATGTACCCGCTGCTCTCAAACAGATCCCATGCGACGTCATTGAACTCCCGGTCCCCGGCCAGCACATCCGACGTCCGCATGAACGTGCGCCCGACCTTCTCGATCGACCCGGCGACCGGCGACAGCCGCCAACTCGGCTGATACGCCATCTCGCCCTCGCCGGTCAAGTTTATCATGGTGGCCTCGACCACCCCAGAACCTTCCTTGAGGATCGGCACCGAGGCCAACGGGTAGAGCAGCATCTTGCGAATCGCCCACCATGTCTCGTCCTCATCCTCGTCCGGGCCGCGCCCCGCCAGGATTTCGCCCAGCACCGCCGGCAGGATGACCAGCGCCAGCATCCGGGCGACCGCCCGGGGCATGTCGCGCACCCGGCGGGTGGTCGCGCCGACATCCCGCATCCGGGCATACAGCACCGAGAACGGGGTGTAATACATGGTCAGCAGCTTCATCAGCTCGTTGTCGCGCTGCACCGCTGCAAGGTCTTTAGCGCCCGCTGCGCCCTGCGAGAGCCGGACCGCCCTGTCCCCTGCCCGGATGGCGTCCTCCTCCCCTAGGCCCTCTGCGAGCGCCTGACGGTACGCCCCGATCCACGTCGGGATGGTGACCTGTCGGTCGGCCATGGCGGTCAGGTAGAACGCAGACCGGCGGATGGCGGCCAGCGGCCCGCCCTCGCCCCGGAGCTTGCGGAGGTTATCGCGGACGTCCCGATCGATGTTGTCGGTGCGGAACTTCATCTCGCCCGACCGATCGTAGACGAACTGCTCGAGGGTCTCGCGGTGGGTGGACCACGGCCCGAACCGGTTGTAGTCGATGAGCGCCTGCGTAAAGAAGCGCGGCTTGACGGTGTCGAGCGCGGGGCCGATGCCGGCGAACTGCGCCATCATGGTCGTGACCTTCCAGCCCATGGTGACGATAGCCATGTTGGTGCGGAACTGCATGATCGCGCGCGAGAACACGTTCCCGGAGTGCAGGGTGTCGGCTCGGTCGGACACCAGCACCTGCATCCACTTGGTGAACTCCCGGTAGCGGGCCTCGCCTAGCCGGTCAATCATCACCTCCTTGATCTCCTCGTCCTTGAGGATCTTGTTGAGGCTGAAGATGGCCTCGCGGTGGGAGATGTCCTTGATGACCTTGGTCAAGTGACTGGTCAGCACCTGCTCGTAGTCGAGCCGCACCGCCGCCTTTAGGTTCTCGACGCGCTGCTTGGTGTAGCCGCGGTCGGTCCGCGCGCGACCGTAGGCGTTCGACATGAACTGCGAGACCGACTCGGTCGCCTCAGCCTGCTTGTCGCCGACAGCCGAGAGCTTCGGGTCATAGGCCAGCGGGAAGTACCCGCCGCGGTAGTCACCGAACCGGGTCTGCACCACACGCGGCTCGACCTTCGGCGGCGCCACCCCGGACGTGCGCTCCTCGAGCGCCTTGATTTCCGGCCACAGGGAATTGACCGCATCCCAGATGCCTTGGATGTAGTCCCAATCCTCCTTCGCTAACTTGCCGAGCGCGGCGTTGATGGAGGAATCGCTCCACCCGTACCCGTCCCGCAGCCGCTGGTAGTTGCTGTCATTGCCGACGTTCATGGCGATGCTGATGAGCGTGTAGCGGGTGACCGGGGATTCGATTCCGGGCAGCAGCACATCGACCTTGTCGGTCAGGGAATCGCCCCAGCCCTTCGGCATCGACTCGGTCAGCTCTTGGATCTTCTGGGTCACCATCGCGTGGAGCTCGTATTCCTTCACCTGCGCGTCATTCGCCAGGTCGAACACGAACCGCGCCCACGGCCCATTGATCTTGCCGCCGTCCAACCACTCGACCATCTGCTCGACCTTGAGGATGGCGGCATCGAACCGCCGCCACGCCTTGGCTCCGCGCGCGCGCAACGGCTCGCCGACCGTGTTGGGGATGCGGAGCTCGCCGGTCGTGGCGAGGCGATCGGACTCGGTCGCCGACTTGATGAGCTCGTCCTTGGTCTCTTGGAACTCCACCGCCGCAGCCTTCCGCAGCAGTTTGTCCTTCAGCCGTGCGAGGTGTTCGATGTTCCGCACGGTGTCGTAGACCGCCCGCAGCTCATCGACCGATGCGTTCTTGTAGTTGACCAGCCGCGCCTCGTCGAGCAGCTGGTCTGGGACATTGACGATGAGGCCGAGCGCGGCCTGCTGCTCGGCGAAATCGGCCAGCGACTGGCGGCGGGCAAGCACCCGCAGCGGCACCCGCCGGAACTCGTACTTCTCAAGGATGGCGTCGATCTGGTCGAGGTAGCCGCCGCCGGCCTTCGCCAGCCGCTCGCGGGTCGCCTTCTTGTCGAACTTGTTGGCATAGTCGTAGATGCGGTCGAGCTGCTGCTGCGCCTTGCGGGCCTCGAGGTACATGTAATGGTTCAGCAGCTCGCGCTGCTTCTCGGTCGCAGCCGCGTTGTAGTCCTTCCTGCGAATCGCGTCGAACGCCGCCTTCGATGCGCGGCGCTCGGCGAGCAGGTACTTCCCGGGCGAGATGTCCCGCGCCATCATCTGCCCGATGCGACCGGCCGCAGCTCGGGCGAACGCCTGCGGGTCGGCCATGGCGGCATCGACCATGTCCATGCCGGCGCGGCGCTGCTCGGCCTCCTCGCGGCGCAGGGCAGCGACCACCGGGCGCACCTGCCGCTGGAGCCGGCGGATGGCGACGAGCTCCGCCTTCAGCACGTTGGCCCGCTCGGAATTGTGGATGGCGGCCATGGCCTCGTCGGCGATCGTCCCGTCCATCCGCATGTCGCCGAACTCCGCAGCCATGCGGTTCGCGGTCTCGGCCTCAATAAGCTCCTTGCGCGGGCGCAGGTTGATGAGCGCCGTCATCAGCGCCTCGCCGCTCTCGAACCCTAGCATCTCGGCTGCGGTGTCGATGTCGGTGCCGCCGTCCTTGGTGTAGACCTTCCGCAGGAACCGGGGCATCCGCTTCAGGTACTCGGAGCCGAATCGGTTCTCTAGCGCCTGGCGGGAGAGCTTGACGGGGACGCCGTCCGGCAGTTTGCCTTCGGTCAGGATTGCGGCTGCGCGGTAGGCCGGCGAGGAATCCACCTCCTCGGTGACCTTCTCGAGCATCTTGGCGCGCTCGGCCTTCCACCACTTCTCGCGCTCGCGCTGGTACTCGCGGATGAGCCGCCCCTGCAACTTCTCCTTCGCCGCCTCGCCGGCAGCCTCTGCGGTCTTCTTGTAGGCCGCGAATTCGGCCTCCGTCATGCCGGCATCCTGCGCGCTAGCGAACACCTCCCGCACATCGAGCTCGGCATTGGCCGACTCGATCTCCTTGTCGGTCGCGTAGATGCGGTCGAACACGCCGCGGACATCGTCGTTCATCCGAACGTTGAGGTTGGTCAGCACCCGGTAGACCAGCGTCATCCACGCCCGCACCCGCTGGAAGATGGTCCGCAGCTCGGCGCTCGGGGCCTTGCCCTCCATCAGGTACGCCTCATTGGCGCGCGCGAACTCCTCATGCTGCTTGACGCCGATTTCGGCGCGGGACTTCACCCCGAACCACTTCATCAGCGTTTCGGCGTCGGCCTTGATTTGCTGGCTAGCGTCCGGGCGCTCGGCGAGATCGAGCAGCACCTCGAGGTAGAAGTGGCCGGTCTCATGGATGAAGGTCGAAAGGTCGGCCTTCTCGAGCAGCCCGATGCGGACCCTGCGGTCGGCGCCGAACTGGATGTAGCCGCGCTTGTCGGTTTCACCTTGGAACAGCGGCATCCCGCCGACCACGGCCTCGCGCATCTCCGGGGTGATGTCGAACCCGAACTGCGTCATCTTCTTCTGGCCGGCGGCGCGCGCGACCATCGTGTCGGCAAATTCCCTTGCGACCGCGCGCGAAGCCTCCGGCTCATTGACGGCGTCATAGTCCATCAACCAATCGTCGATTTCGTCTTCGGTTACCAAATCATCGAGCTCGCCATTCACGATGACATCATTGGCATCGGAATAACCGCGCATGTATTTCATCGCCTGCTTGACGATTTCTGCGCGATCGAGCCGGGTGCTTTCGGTCTTCGGCAGCAGAACGGTGCTAAGAGTGCCGCCAAGTTTCGGCACCATCTTCTTGACCGTAGACGTCACGATGTCATCGTAGAACGCCCGCATCCCCTTGCCGCCAATCTTGATTTTGACACCGGACAGGGTGCGGCGACCGGTCTCATCAGGCTCCTCCTCAAGCAGCCTGTCGGCCAACTCCTTGCCAATGATGCTCGGCAGGTTCTTCGCGTCGGTGAACTGATCGACGATGCAGTTGCCCTTCATGTCGAGCGCGGAGAAGTTTCTATACTGCTCCTCCCATGAAAGGACGCTGACATCCTTGTCCAACTGGTAACGCGCAACGGACTGGTCGCCGTTGATGAACGCGACACGGTCATACCCTTCCGACGCAGCCATCGTAATGATGCGCTTGAGCGCGAGCGCAACCCATGCGTCGGTCTTCTGCACGAATGGCGCTGCATTGACGCTGCCGATTAGCGAATCAATGCGCGCCTGCAAGGATGCCAACTCAGCGGCTTCCTCTGCGGAGAGAGGGTTGCCATCGCTCTGCGAGCGAATATAGAGGTTTGAAAGACGGGATTGCTCTGCGTTGTTCAGCGGCGTAGCGCCGCGACCTCTGAAGCCTTCCTCACGTCCTTCTTGCGCCCAGTCCGACTGGATCTCCTCAACGAACAGCACCTTCTTGCCGTCCGCATCGACGCGATCGTTGACGCGAAAGTGCGCGAGGACATTGGAAAAATCTCTCCAATGCTCGGTCGTGAACGGGCGCCTGGCCTCCGGTTGGCGGCTGAACTCAATCGTCCCGCCGAACCGATCCTCCGCGATGGATTTGAATCGGCTGACATCCTCGTCGGCGAGGTTGTCGAACTCCACATCGAACCGCCCGAATGACGGGTCGGAAGGTTCCGCGATGCGGACAGTCTCAGACCTGAATCCCGCCGCTATAGCAGCCGACACGAATCTGGCGGCGGCTTCTTCATTGGGGAAATTGATGGTGCCGAACCCGCCGGCAGGGGTCTCCATCGGCAGGCGCAGCAGCACCTCGCGGTAGTTGGTGCCGCCAGGAAGCACCAACCGCCCGCGGTTGTACCGGGCGAGGTTGGCGACCCGTCCGGTGTACGTGTTCACGATCTGCTGGACGTTCTCCGGCAGATCCTCCCAAGAGACGGCATCGCCCTCCGGGTCGATATACACGATTTCGGGATCATCATCGTCGGCCCGGTCGAGGTTGACCGAGTAGCCGGTTCCCTCCAGAGCCGCATTGAAGTCGGCCTCGACGTAGTTGACCTGACCAAGCACGGTCTCCTCTACCCGCACACCGTTGGCGGCAAGGTAGTCGATGACGGCTTGGCGGGTGACCTTGCCCTGTTGCAGGTCCAGCCATTCGCGGACCCCGGACCATTCGACCTCGTCGGCCTTGATGCGGCCCTTGTTGACGAGGGAATTGAGCGCGCCCTGCCAGCCGGATGCCGGCAGCGGCTTGTCCTCGAGGGAGGCTACTCCGCGGGCGAGGGCGGAGTAGAAGCCGGGGCCTGCCGTGACGCTCTGGAAGAACCTTCGCGCCTCGCCTTCAGCACCTCGGCCAGTCTCCGATACGCCTCCGCTTCTTGCGAAGTCGCTTGCTCCGTCGCTGAATCCATAGCTCTTGGCTCCGGTGCCGAGGTGGTTGAAAAGCTGCTGCTCAAAGAACCAGATGACGGACTGGACCTGGTAGGGCTTGATTCCGACTTCCTTCGCGGCTGCATTGAAGATCTCCTTGGCGACCCGGCGCTCTGGCTCGGTCGGGGCGTCAACTATCTTACCATCCTCGCCGAGCATACGCCCGAAGTATCGGTTGAAGGTACGGGTCGCCCACATGTCAATCGTGAGCTCGGGGATGCCGTTGATGTTGGCGACGAACGGACCGACCTTCGGCCCGAACATGAACAGGCCGATCTTCTCGTCGGTCATCTTGCCGTCGACGCCGGGACCCATGTTGCCCCACTTCCTGCGGGCGTCGTTCAGCTCCTTGACCGTATGCGCCGAGAACAGCCATTCGACGGCCTTCTCCTCGCCGAGGTCTTTGACCATGGCATTGAGCATGTCGAGCTGCTTTTTCTTGTTGGGCGACTGGGTGCCGCCGGCCCACAACCCCTTGGTCTTCGGGTTCTCGCCGGGGATGACCCCGGTCTGCTCATAGTGCTGGAATGCCTCTGCGGTGATTTTCCAGTTGAGGTTGGCGGTCGTTTGCGGCGACAGGATCGCGGCCATCACGGAGAACAGTTGCCGCTTCGTCTCGCTGGCGAGGCCGGGGATGAGCCGCTGCGTGATTTCAAACGCCTTGGCGATGTCCTGCTCGTACCAGTCGAGGCCGGACTTGTCCTGATCCATCTGGTAGCGCAGCTCCGCGACGAGCTGCTTCACCGCGCGCTTCTGCTGCTTCGGGTCGTTGTAGTCGCGCTTCCCGGTGATGCGATCGAAGAACGCGGCGACATCGTTGACCTTCATGCGCTGCTTGCCGGTCAGCGGCGACCCCATGCGGAGCGCGATGGCGGTGTCCTGCGTGGCCTTCTTCGGCAGCTTGACCTTGGAGTCAGGCTCCTTCCCGGGCTTGCCGCTCTGGAAGAAGATGTCCCCGTAGGTGGCCGGGTACAGGTTGTTCTGCTCAAGACTCGAGACGTTGGTCTCGGTGTTGATGAAGTCCCGCACAGGCGCATCAATCTGCCGCAGCATCTTGATGACGTTGTTCGACCCCTGCTGCGTCATCTCGCCGCGATGAACGCCGATTACGCCGCTAGCATTAGCCAGTGAGATGGCGCGGGACAAGACATCCACACCGCCCGGGCGGCGCAGCGTCTCCAACTGCGACATGTCATAGGGCAGGAACCCGACCGGCTTGCTGCCATGGTCTAGAAGTATGAACCCAGACTCTCTGCCCGCAATGCTTGCTGCGGCTTGTTTCGCAGCATCAGGATTGGGAATCGCCGGACCGAGGATCTGATGCTCTACGAATCGGCGACCAATGACAGGGATCTTCTTCAGCTTTTGGATTTCACCGGTCATGCCTCCGGTGTCGCCCTTATTGGTCTGCGCGTGTTGCCATCTGCGGTAATCGCTAGTCGCTCCGCCTTCAACCGCCAAGATGCCATTGGGCGTGATGCCGGTGCCGACGAAGATGTTGTGGATTATCTTCTCAACATTCCTGTCCGCATCAGACAGCAGCCAGTTTCCGCTCGGATGGTTGTGCGCCACCCAGATGTTGGCGGCGCCTTGGATGCGGAACGCCTCCGCAGCGATCTGCCCCCAGTAGACCGCAGCCGACCCGGCGTCTCCGATAGAGGTGCCGACGATAGCCAACGGCTTGCCGTTCTTGTCGGTGACCAACACATCGAACCGCTCGCGGGTTCCGAGCGCGAGGGTGGCAAATGCCCTAGCCGCTTCAGCCGGGGTCCGCACCCGATCCGCAGCAATCTCGCGCACCGAATCCTTCACCATCTCGGTGCGCTGCGCGTAACGCCCGGGCGCGGTGTCGATGGTCTTGACCCCGGCGGCTCCGGCCCTGCCGGCGTTGGGCGGCAGCGCGAGCAACTGGTCGGCGGTCCATGCCCCTAACTGCTCGATGGACGGCACCTCATAGGGGGCGTCGCCCTGCTCGTGGAACGCGAAGATGCGGAACCCGGCATCCCACTTCCGCCGCGCATCATCCAAGCTCTCAATCTGCACCCCGAAGTTTCGCAGCCGGGTCGAGAGGGGTTGGTTGAACTCCACCTCCGGCACCCCGCCCATGCCCTCGCTCGCCTTGGCAATCAGCGCCTTGACGGTCGCGTTGTCGGTGGTCGTGACGTCGATGCCCTGCTGCCCGAGGAACTGCTCCAGCCCCTCGAGCGCGTCGGCAAGCTCGGCCAGGTCCGCCCGCTCCTTCCCGGGCATGAACACGCCCTCACCGCGGAACTCCCGGTCCATGGCGTCGAGGAAGGTCTGCTCGGTCTCGCCGACATCGAACCCGGCCTCGAGCGCGAGCTCGCGGGCCTCGTCGAACGTCATGCCGGTCTCGGACACCAGCGCCTTCTCGCCGACCCGGCGGTTGTCGCGGTCCCAGAGCTTGGCATCGCGGGCGCCGAGCTCGCCGCCCTGATCCTGCACCCCGCCCCGCTCACGCAGGAACTCGGCCAGGGACTTGCCGTAGATTTCCCGCCGGCTCGGGATGT